ATCGACATGGATGAATCCTCCTTGAATTCGGGCGACTGCCCGGCTTGGTAATCTTGATATGAAAAAGAAAAGACACGGGCAGATGTGCCAGCGTCCACGCCGGTTGGCGTAAAACTGATCTCGCGCAAGGTGCTGTTTTTGAATACCACACCTGCTTTCTCGAACTTGCGGCCATTGATTTCATAGCCTGCTTCCACTTCGATCACCTCTTTCGGATCGATATGCACGCTCATCTGCCAGGGGAAACCCTCGCCTGCATCATTGGCTACGCGCTTACCATCTTCGTTGGATAGCAACTTGCCCGAAACGGCAATGCCTTGATCGTCAATAAGAAGTGAATCAGAGAATCCCGCGTTTTTGTCGCGGTGATGGCCAATAAGCATGGGCAATTTATCTGGAGCGGATATGCTGGATAGATCAAATGCCACATGCCCCCAAAAACCATGTGTCATAATATCGCCGGTATAAGCAACGCCCGCAAAGGTGTGCTGTTCATCCTCGCCAGCCAGTGAAACCGGCGCAGCGAAGCGGTATGCCTCTGCGGGAATAGTTCGTTTAATTACCATGGGGCGCTATATTTACAGGCAATCCGAATGCTGGAAGCGGACAGAGTGCCGGTGTAGGAGAAGGGAATAGCAGGGGAATAGCACTATTCCCTTTTCATTTAGTCCTATAGTCCTATTGCTTATTCAGCCTGTGATAAGGGCGCATAAAAAAAAGCGGCCATTGCTGACCGCTTTTTGGTGGCTTTAATTCAATGCTTTGTGTTCGTAATAATTACTGCGATGTTGTAGACGTTCGATGGTTGCCAAGGCGAATGCGGCCAGCTCATCGGTGCTTACTGGGATGCCGTTCGGTTCGTTGATGGCTTTGAGCATTTGCTCGGGAGTCATGACGTAAGTATCTTGCTCGATTGGCTTGATGTTTTCGCGGCCTTCATAATCGTAACTAAGCAGGAAACGCTTATTTTTCAGAATCGGACGAACTTCATACGGCATGGCTGGGATGAACTTGTTTTTAGGCTCGACTATTTCACCTTGCAGCCACTCGATAGCTTTATCGAATTTATCGGCGGGCAATTCTTCGTATTTTGAGATGCCGAATGCATGGTAGAAATTACGATATTCAGCAGAGAAACCTTTTGGCCGTTTTCCGTCAGGATATTTGGCATAGACCTTCGTGGTGACAGCATCGCGGATAGCCAGCTTCTGTTCGGGGGAGATGGTGGATGAAAGGGCGGGCTGTTCATACTTTTTCAGCAACTCGGTTTCCATGGTGTTGAACGCTTCGATATAGCCAAGCTTGAACTGCATGGCTTTCTTTCCAGTGAAGCCCATTGCCAGCAGAGTGAAGCCATCTCTGGTTACATTGTGCATTTTGTAAGACTGGCCGTTTTTTCCCTTGTATGAGCAAAGCGCAAAATTGCGCTCTGCAAAATCTTGAGGAATATCAAGGCTTTTCACATCGCGAAGAACATCGCGGTGATTCTTGCCAAACACCTGCGCAATATTGCGACTGGTGGTTGCCATCATACCATTGTGAATTTTAATTTGAGGGATTTGTGCTGTTTGAAGATTCGTCATTTCTGACTCCGTTGATTTACTAAGTTACTACTTACTAAGTAGCCGGGTGTTAGTAACCGCCAACGAACGGTGCATGTGACTTTAGGCCGAAGCCCTGGACATACTCACATGCCACCCGGACAGAATTTAACTGTCAAAAGTGCAAAAAAATACCAAGATCACGACCTTGGGTTCCGCGTTGAGGGTTACTAAACCCTTAACCGCATCATACTCCCTGTTGTTTTTAATTGTCAAGGGACGTTATTTTCAAAGCCGTAACCGCATTCAATCGTTCAGGCAGCCTGCCAGCAGGCCACTCCCCTTGTCTCTCGTTCCCACGCTCCCGCGTGGTAATGCATACGCTTTCTGTTAATTCACATCTTTGTTTTCATTATTCCATCGCGTTTTTACAGATTCTGTTGAATCATCTACTATGTCATCGCCTTGTATTCCGTTCTCGATAAACGCAGCATAATTCATATCCTTCATGCGGTCAGCTTCGGGGAGTTGCCAGAAAGCATCCCATCCAGTTTTCTTGTCACTCATGATTCAACCACCCCCTATCTATCATGGACTTGTCTATAGCTGCGCTTATGCCACGGAAATCTTCATTGCTCCACTGCATAACCCGCCGCTCATCCTTCATAATTTCATTCAACTGCTTTACCAAAATAGCATCGCCACTCTTTTCTGTCAACCACTGTGCATACGCTCGCGCCCATATTTCGACAGGTCGCAACAGATAGTTGTAGTAATCTTCGTTTCGTTTGTTGCGTGTTGATTTTAACCTCGTGCTTATTTCTTTTATGGATTTACTTTGATAGGCGGCATCACTTATATAATCAAACGCCTTGCTATTAAGCGCACCATGATCCAGAAAATGGCCTATTTCATGCGTTAGAGCGTGTTCGTGCATCAATGATTGCTTTGTGCTCATTCCGATTTCAAGCGGTAAATTATCGAACAACCGCCGCCTAAAATAACTTGATTTCCGATCTGTCCTTTTTATTGGGATAATAGGCAGCGTTCCATCGCTATGCACAGAATCAATAACACCAAGAACATGCCGCACCTTGCGTTTGTAGCTTACAGTCTCAATAGCCGCGCTTACTGGCTTGTTTACTCCGGCAACAGCTTTATCCACCGCCCCTCTCAGCTTCGGATGCACCACAGCCTTCTTATGCTGCGCCGCCTGTTTAAGCCCATCCATTGGAGCCATGCCGGGGTTATACTCCCAGCCCTTATCAGGCGCTGCCTTGGGCGCTGGCTTGATGCCCTTACGCTTGGCTTCGGCTTCTCCCAATGATCGCGTTGTGCACCGGCAGCGATAACCATTGAGCGGGTGATGTGTTGCCCACCATGGATCATCTATCTTAGCGATATGCCCATGCATAGCGCGGTGTCTTGGCCGTGTTCTGCCGTCGTTTACAGCGATATACATCAGATAAGGGCGGTTATCCTTATTTGCCACCACTTGCTGCCAGCGTCCTGCGCTGTACGCTGTCTGGATATTGTTGCGGTAGATCAGCTCAAGATGATTGCGTGAAAGCGCCACACCAACATCACCTGCTTCAACAGCCTTGCGGAATGATTGAAATGTGCCGCCGCTTTTCATCTCTTTATCGAGCAAATCAAACACATGCTGAATCTGATCCACACCGGCCAAGCCCGATATGGTTCGCGCCTGCGCTCTCGCCAGCCCTATACGCTCGCCGTAGTATTCACCGGGCAATACCACCTTTTGAGCCTTGGCATAGGCCAGCGCCTCTGTGAACGGTACAGGCTTCATTGCTTATCCTGCTCGCTCTGCACATAGCCAAACACATCAGCGGCGAATAATGCCCGCTCGGTCAATTCTGTGAATGCGGCCATATCATATCCTTCCGCCAGCGTGGCCAGCTTATCCATCATCTCATCAGCGCTGGATGATGATAGAATTGCCATCTTGATAGCATCCTCTGAAATTGGCGACGGTGAAGCGCCCACCACATCATCAGCAAGCCCTTCTATCGCCTGTTGTGCAGGTGTGAAGCGTGGTTTTTTGCCGCCAAACGTAACATTTTCACCCGTCAAACTGGCTTTCATACCTGCTTTGGGTCTGTTTTCCTGTTTAAGCGGCATATTTTCATCGATGTCGCCATCTTCAAAATCATATGCACGCATCAGATAATCATGGGTGAATGATACGATCCCGGCATTGGCCAACGTAGCGTCACGGTTGGCACGCTCATCTTGCAGCTTGCGTCCATCTTCCATAGTGAATGATACCGGCTCTAATCCGTTCAATACCACCAGTGCATCGATCATCTGCTGCACCGTGCCAGCCAACAGCTTGGCATCAGCCAGCCGCTTATCATCACGCACACCATCGTGTACTTTAGCGGCGGCAAATGATCCAGTCTTACCCACATCGGTGGTTAGTGTTTGACCAAGAACCATTTTCTGAATGCGTTTGGTAACTGCTGTTTCAAATTCGGGGAAATGGCCAGCGCCACCAGCTGCATTAGCAACCGTGACCTTTGTACCTTCAGGTACTGCAACAGCGGATGCATCGACAGCTTGCACCAGCGCATCCCGCAATAAATCAAGCTGATTGCTATTGCCCTCCCCAATCAACGGCGGCGTGCCATAGCGTGCCAGCCAGCGCATCCAGTGTTCCCATCCTGTTTGACGGAAATACCACGGCCAGTACAAACGGGACAACACGGCCTCGCCATACGGT